GGTAGATTCAAAACCATATATCAAATTACTATATGAAAAATGACCACTACTAACTTGTTGTAATACATTAATTATTTCATCTGGAATAGTTCCATCATTATCTTTAAGTAAATGTGTGGAATAATCTTTGGCTAACTCACGTAAAAATTGGCAATCAGCTTGATCAAGATCACCAACTAGTGCTAATATACTTAATATTATTGAGGCATGTTGTACTGATTCTCGAGGTTTCTCTAATATATAACATAGTGATGTAGTAATCTTAGATATACGAGGATAACCAGCATACATTTGATATTTATCAACATAGGAAAAAGTTGAACCTAAAAATTCTAGCCCATCTACAAATTTTTCTTTGTAATTAAAAGCTTTATCTTTAATTGTTAAACCAAATTCCTGATAATATTCAGTAATTAACCTTTTATAGTCATTAATATTCTCATTCTCTAATAACCAATGTGGTAGATGTAAACTAGTTAAATCATCATCACCGTATAATGATATGACTATAATTTCAACGATTTCTTCATAATCAGGGATCCGACCATGTTTGCGCTTAAAAAGATTTATATAAATATAAAACTTTATAATTGCATGTGCAATAGTGTTATCGGTAGTAGTTTTACCACTCCCTGACACATTACCACATTGTCGTTGTATTATATCACCAGTAGGCATTACACAATAAGGTTTAACAATACCATCGACAATGTCACAATGCATTGCTTCTTCAAATGGTAACATAGATCCGAAAAGTTGTTTTCTAATTTGGTAAACTTCTCCTAATAAAGGAAGAAGCTTATCCCAACCAGATACATCTAACATTATATGTGTTAATTCCTCAGGTTTAATTCCTATTCTTTTAGCTAAAGCATTATGTGCTCTTGCCATATCATTAATACCACCATATTGTTTAACAAATCCATAACGAGACCAGCACTTATAGAAGTCATTACATGCGTCTTCATTGCTTTGTCTTGTTGATCATAAAGTGCTTTTTGTTTATAACAAAAGGTTGAGTCACCACAGAAATATAATCTGTTTTTATTATCTAAAAGTTCAATATTTGGTAGAAACTCATATTTATGATTCATTTGCCAAACTGCTAAATACTTAAGAGCTAGCATCTTCTCAAAATCAGTTGAATTATAAAATTCTTTCTTATTTTTATAAGGTTTGCCAGTCATAGGATTTATCATATGGTTAATTGGTATGCCATTTGCTGTATTAGGGTTATAATCTACGATATGCGAAAACTTTCTATTTGCTAGATGTTGAAACATCTTTAGTGTATATACTAATGATGTTTGAAATTCATCATTGCAAGGTTTTATAGATGGCTTATCACATTTCGCTATATTTGCCATAACTTTTTCATCGGAATAATTAGAGAATCCATGATCAGCCATTTTATAAATCTCTTTATATTGAGGGTGTTGATTTATAAAATCTCTAAAATAAATATCTTCCGTATTTCCAGCTTGACGTATAGCAGAAGGATTCCGAAAATTTGGTGCAAAGGCTACGTGTTTGATATATTTAAAATTATAATTAGTTTTTGGATGGACTAGATGATCACGAATTAATGGATGAAAATTATATTCTTGTCGAAGTGTCGACTCGTTATTAAAATTTCTCATTGGGTTTGTGTTATCTAATCGCGGTTGTCGCATCCGCAATTGTGAAAAAGCCGGTTCCATGGTATGGGCATGTATGAATTATTTCTACCGGTACTGGTGGTGGCATTATGTATGCCACGTAATTCATCCGTTGGCCCTGTAACAGGAGAACC